TAAATTCTAAGCTTCCAGAGAATGAAAAATTAGATTTTGAAAAATATAAATACTGTGTAGATTGGGGTAGATTATCTTTTGACTTACATGGTATAGAAATGGGAGCATTTAAAAGATTGAAAGAACCTGAATTTTATAACAAGAAAGGAGAAAATTATTAAATGAAATTACACGGAAAATTTTACAGCATTACAACAAGAGGAGTTTATAAAGCTTTGAATGTTGATTTCAAGGAAAGAAAAATAAAAGGAACAAACCAAAAAACTGGTGAACAAGAATTTAATTTTTCAGATGTTATTTGGCTAGAAAGTACAGGTATAAAAATTGATAAAAACTACATTTACACAGACGATTATGTGTTAGCTGTTAAGGATCATAAAGTTATAGCTTGTGGCGTTGTAAAGAAGAGAGCAGATGGAAGTTATGCAATAGTTAATAAAAATCAAGGTATAGTAAATCCACTTTTACAGCTTCAGTTCGATGGAGCAAAATTAATAAATTTGCAAAATCACAAAATATATTTTGCTAAAAAAAATCAAAAATAGGAGGATATTATGGGAGTCATACTAGTAAAAAACAATAAAGGTGGAGTTGGTAAAAGCTGGATAGCATTACAATTAGCAGCATACAAAGCCTTTAACAATGAAAAAGTCTTGATATTAACATCAGACTCTCAGAATAATATTTTGAATTATTCTGGAATAAAAGTTGAAGATACTTCAAAAAAAGGGCTTGAAGATATGCTTGAAGGAAAGCCTTATAACTTAACTAAGTTAAGACCTAATTTATTTTTCTTACATCTTCAAGGTTATAAAGTTAAAGGGAATCTTGATGAAAAATTTAAGAAAAGAATTAATAGTTTAAAAGATGAATTTAAACACATCATCATAGATGGATCTCCTGTTATGGATTTAGATTCTATCTTTGTTGATGTAGCTGAACACATTATTGTTCCAACTTTTTTAGATTCTGTCACAACAAGTTCTATTTTAAACTTACTTAAGAAAACTGATATTTCTAAAATTAGAGCTGTCATTCCAAATAGAGTAGGAAGAACAAGAATAGAAAAAAACTTCTACACTTTTTTAAAAGATACATTAACTCGTTCAGGAGTTTTCTTATCTATTCCAATTAATCATTCAGCAGTTATTTTAAAACTACTTGAAAAAGGTACTCTACTTTGGGAAAGTAGATCAAAAAAATTAGATGATATAAAAGAAGTTTTTGTAAAAGTTTGGGGTGAGATAGATGATGAATGATGTGATGAAACAATTTGAAAATGCAATTTCTACTAATCAATTAAGAAAATTTGATTTCAAAAGTTACGAAATATCTGACATTGATAAAGAAAAAGTTGAAGAACAAGAAGCAAAACTTTTAAACAGCTTTAGAAAATATAAAAATAATCTTTTTGAAATATGCAGTTCTTTAGCTGAAGTTGAAAAAATATTAAAAGCTTCTGGTAGTTTTATGGCTTGGTATGAAAGTGCAGGGCTTACAAAAGATATGGTTTCTGTATTTTTAAAACGTTGGAATTTATATAACTATTTTCCTGACTACAAAGATAAAATCTTTAGTTTATCAGATCAAGCTATAAAAATATTATCTCATAATTCAATAGGTTTTGATGATGTAAAAGCAGTTTTAATAACTGAAGCTTCAAAAGTTAAAGAGATAAAACAATTATTAGCTCCAGCAAGAGAAGAATTTAAAAATCATACTAGTGAACCTGGTGAACAAAAATATTTTAATTTTAATAAAATTAAAAAAATGGAAAAAAGAGTTAAAAAATTAAAAGATGAAGAAAGAGAAGAATATAAAAGAGAACTTACAGAATATGTAAAAAAATTACAACAACTAATGGAGGAACTATGAGTAATGAGAATCAAAATAATTTAATCAATAAAGAAGAATTGATAAAAAAAGCTAAAGAAACAATAAATTATAATAACTCTCTTGTGGATGATGATGCAGCAGTTGCTATGCTTGGAATTTCAAGGATTGTTAATTTAAAGAATGAAATAGAAGAACTTAAAGTTTTCATAAAGGTTTTAAATAGATTAGCTTAAAAAAAAGACTTTATTATTTTGCACTGCAAATGACTTGCTCGTGTTAATAAAGCCCTGGACAGTTTTATTTTACAGTAAGTTGTTTGTGGTGTCAATACATTTTAGGAGAATAAGATGATAAAAATAAGAAAAATAGAAAATATAAAAGATAAATTTGGAATATTTAAAAAGAAAGTAAGTAGACCAATTCTATATAAAGAAATTTATGGAATAAATCAGTTAAGTGCTTGTAATAGAAATGGTTCATATTCAAGCTGGGACTTCACTGGAACAATAAATGAAGTTAATGAATATGAAAAGATATGGTGTAGTAAAGGCTCAAATGGCTTTGCCTTTATAGGAGTAGAAATTTTAAAAGGTTTTCAAGGACAATCAAATTATTATGGTTGGATATAGAGGAGGATTAATGCTAGAAATAAGAAAAATATGGGGAGATACATATCTAGTAAATGGAGAACATTTAACACAAGATTTTAATGAAGCTGTTGTAATAGCTTATGAAAATAAAGAAAAAATAAAAAATTTTGAAGTGGAATATGCGGAAACTACTTTTTGGAAAAAAATTAAAAATAAACTTAACTTTCCGTTTCTTTTATTGGAAAGCTGGATGTGATCTTGTGGATATACTTAAATTAGCTTTAGCTGTTCTTATGGCTGAGAAAGGTGTTGTTAAAAATGAGAAAAGCGAAGAAAACAGAGAAGAGAGAAATCAAGATAAATGAAAAACAAACGATAAAGGTTACTAAAAAACCAACTGATGAAAAATTAGAATCAGCATTACTTGCAACAATTATTCTTAATATCTCTAGAACTTGTACAAATCATAAAAGTGTATGGGATAAAGAATTAAAAGAAAATGATGGTATTATCCCATTCCAAAAATATATGGAAATATGTAAGGTTCGTGCTTCTGCAGATAAGATATATGAAAAATACTTTGAACCTACAGATGACGATACAGAAGATGATGTAAGAGGTAATTTCTTTTATACAGAAATTATGGGAAAACAAGCAATGAAATGTCTTTCAGGGATAAATGAAACTCCAATTTTAACACCTGATGATGTTTCTCAAAAGCTTCCTACAGGCTTCATGGGAACTCTTTGTTCCTGGGCAAGAATGGTTAAAGATTTAGATACTGCAAAAATGAAAGGTGCTGCTAGAAGATTAGGAATAACTGAAAAAGAATTAAATAAAATCTTTAACTCTTCCAATAAATATATGGCATGGGTATATGAAGATATTACTTTCAAAAATTAGGTGAATTTATGGAAAAGGCAAAAGAATGGAACACATTTGAAATTTGTTTTGAAAGAATTTTCATGAAAAAAGAAACTGAAAAAGCTTGGCTTCTTGAATTTGAAACAGATTTATTAAAAAAATATAAATTTTGGTATCCTAAAAAATTAATAAAAGTTTTATGTGAAAGTTTGGTTATATCTTATAAATTAAATGATGATGTAGAAAGAAAAATTTTTTATAACGATAAAGAAATTTTTGTATCTACTAAAGAATTAATAAGTCTTTTAGATAAAGCTAAAATAGTTCTATATAGAGAAGCTTCTGATTTTTATGATGATGTAGAACATATTGAAATATATATTCCAGATAAAGTTGAAAAAGAGGTGAATATAGATGAGGACCTATTTGCCTGAACAACTAAATTGTATGGAAAAATTAAAGAAGTTTAAAGTTGGTGCTTTGTTTATGCAAGCTGGAACAGGAAAGACTCAAGCAGCTGTTGGAATAATAAATTCAAGAACTGATATTGATAAAGTTTTATGGTTTACTCCTTGCAGAACTAAAGAAAATTTAAAAGAAGAATTAGAAAAATGTTCTTTAAAGTATGAAGTTGAGATAATTGGAATAGAAACTTTAAGCAATTCAAAAAAAACTTACTATGACTTAATAACTAGATATTCCAATTGTAAATTCTTTTGTGTAGTAGATGAAAGTATAAAAATAAAGAATTATTCTTTAAGAACACAAAGAATTACAAATATTGGAAAAAGGGCAAAATATCGTTTAATTTTAAATGGAACACCTCTTTCAAAAAATTACTTGGATCTATATAACCAGTTTAATTTTTTAAGTGAAAAAATTTTTAAAATGAATTATAACGAATTTTATAGCACATTTGTTATAGAAAAAAGAGTTGTTAAAAATCGTGTAATAAAAAAGAGATGGTTGGATGGCTTCACAAATCTTGATTATTTATTTAGTTTAATAAGTCCTTTTATTTATAAGAGTGACTTAAAGTTAGATGTAAAGAAAGAAACTAAGATTATTGAATATAGAGCTGAAGATGAAATAATTGATGAATACTTACATTTGAAAGACATCTTTATAGAAGGGATTAAAACTGAAGATGGAAAATTATTAGGTAATCTTCAAAAGCTTCAACATTCTTATGCAGCTAGTTTAAATAAAAAAAGAGAATTAAAAGAGCTTTTAAATAAACTTAAAAATGAAGGTGTTGAAAATAAAAAAATAATTATTTTTTATAAATATCTAGTTGAAGAAGAATTACTAAGAAATGAATTTAGTGATTATACTTTGTTAAGTCTACAGAAGCATACATTTGGACTAAATTTACAAGATTCTAATATAATTATTTTTTATAACATCTCTTGGGATTATGCTCTTATGGATCAGGCTGAAAGCAGAATTTATAGAACAGGTCAAAAAGAAGATTGTAGAATCTTTTACTTAATCTCTACATTTGGATTAGATGAAATGATTCAAGATAATTTAAGAAAAAAAGAGAACTTTTTATGTGAATTAAAACAAAAAACTATACAAGAATTCGAGGAGAAACTATGAAGATTTATAAAGACCAGGATGTCTTATCAGCTGCTAGAGATAGATATCAATTTATTTTTAATAATTTTGATAATGTTTGCTTTTCTTTTAGTGGTGGAAAAGACAGTTCTTTGATGATACAACTAGCTAATATTGTAGCTAAAAAACTTAATAAAGTTTTTGATGTTTTATATATAGATTTAGAAGCACAATATAAACACACTATTGACCATGTCTATGAATTAAAAGAGTTAAGCCAAATTAGAGACTTCTATCATATAGCTTTACCACTTTATTTAAGAAATGCAGTATCTGTTTTACAACCAAAATGGATTTGCTGGAAGCCAGAAGATAAAGAATTATGGGTTAGAGATTTACCAAAAGATAGTATTAATCTAACTAATAATTTTTTACCTTTTTATAACAGAGTTATGGAGTTTGAAGAATTTGTTCCTTCTTTCAATAAGTGGTATGCAGATACTAAAGGAGGAATGTGTGCTGTTGGAGTTGGGATAAGAGCTGATGAAAGTCTTAATAGATTTAGGACAATTGCAATACCTAAAAATAAAATTATGTTTAAAAATAAGCCTTGGACAACTCAAATTTACACAAATACTTTTAACTTTTATCCTTTATATGACTTTAAAACTCAGGATGTTTGGGGAGCTGTATCGTTATTAGATTTAAAATATAATAAAATTTATGAATTGATGTATAAAAATGGACTATCAATTCATGAGCAAAGACTATGCCAACCGTATGGAGATGACCAAAGGAATGGGTTAGATCAATTTAAGGCTCTTGAAGCAGATACATGGGAAAAGATTTTAAATAGAGTCAATGGAGTTAATTTTGGGAATATTTATTGCAGAAGTTATGCTCTAGGTAATATAAAATCTTTTAAGCCTAATTTTATGACTTGGGAGCAATATACTGTGTTCTTATTAGAAAGCTTAGGACTTTATAATAAAGACTTAATGCTTCACTATTATGGAAAAATTAAAAAGTTTATGGAATGGTATAGAATTCACGAAAATGTGAGTATTATTCCACAAGAAGGTGACCTAAAATTAGAGCAACAAAAGAAAATTATATCCTGGAGAAGAATTGCAAGAGCAATTGAAAGAAATGATTTTTATATGAAAAGATTATCTTTTGGTGAAAATAAAAAAGACAATGAAAAATTACAACATTTAATGAAAAAATATAATAACTTACTGGAGGTAAAAAGATGAAAAAAGTATCAATGGAAGTTTTAAATGTCCAAATGGTTGATATAAAAAAAGTTGTAGCTAATGACTATAATCCAAATAAAGTTGCAAAACCTGAGATGAAATTACTAGAAAGATCAATAATTGATAATGGCTTCTGTATGCCTATTATTTGTATATACGATAAAGAAAATGATAAATATGTTATTGTTGATGGCTTTCATAGATATACTGTTTCTCTTAAACTTGAATTAGAAGAAGTTCCAGTTGTTGTTTTAAAGCATGATATTAAAAAGAGAGTTGCAGCAACAATTCAATTTAACAGAGCAAGAGGTACTCACCAAATTCCAGATATGGCAAAAATTGTTTTATCTCTTTATGAGAAAGGTTGGAATGATTATGAAATATCTGAGCATTTAGGAATGGATCTAGATGAAGTTATAAGATTAAAACAAATGAATGGATTAAAAGAAGCTTTTGCTAATCATACTTTTTCAAAAAGTTGGGAAGAATTTGAAAGAAATACTGTAATGGAAAGTGATTAAAAATGAAAAAAATAGAAATTATTAATAATAAATTAAATGTTGACTTAAAACCAAACGATAAAATATTGCTTCAATCAAAATCAGGAATAGCTAAATTTGAGTACATTTCAAGAAAAAATATACTATATTTTACTGTTTCTAAGTTTTGGTTTGTAAAAAAAGGAACTGCAACTTATTTATTAGGAGATGATTAAAATGATTAAATACAAAGGAACAATGGAAGTCCTTCAAGATAAAAAAAAGAGAACTTTCAAATTTGAAATAATTAAAAAGAAATATATGACTGAGAATGAATTAGAAGAGTTTGAAAGAAACTTCAAAAATGATTTTATGAGAACACATAATGGAAAGATAGAAATATTAAATTTTTTTATAGGAGTTGATTAAATATGAATAGAGACATAAAATTTAGAGCTTGGGTAAAAGATAGAAAAGCAATATTTGAAGTTGTATTAATTAATTATGTAACTAAAAAGGTAACTTATTTATTTGAAAGAGTTGGACATTTGTTAAGTATAAGACACGAGAAATTTAATGATATTGAACTTATGCAATACACAGGATTAAAAGATAAAAATGGAAAAGAAATTTTTGAAGGAGATATTGTAAAATTTAAAGATTGCAGTATAGATGGAACTAAAGAATTTTACAATATAGGTGTGATTGAAAGAGAGGGAAAAAGAGATGAATTAGTAATAAGTCAGCTCATATTTGAAAAATCTTACTTTACAGAAAATTATATGGATTTTATAAATGAAACTTTTGAACTCAGTGAAATAATAGGAAATATTTATGAAAACCCCGAACTATTGAAGGTGATAGAATAAGTGGAAAAATATACAAAAATAGATTTAGATGAAGCTATAATACACTGTAAAAAGAAAATAAAAGAACTTGAATGCGGAGAATGTAAAGAAGAGCATAGAAAGTTATTAGAAATGCTTATAGATTTAAAAAAATACAAGGAAGTGAAATAATGGAAATCAAAAAACCTAAAAATTTTAGAGACATATTAAGTTTACAAAAACATTTAGATGATAATATTCATAGTATTAGACCTAGAACTTTTGATGACATAAAAATGTCATTAATAGCAGAATGTGTTGAGTTTAATGAAGAGACTATCTTTTCACATAAAACTTGGAAAACTAAACCTTATAGTAGGGACAAAGAGTTAGAAGAATTGACTGATATTTACTTCTTTTTTGCTCAATTGATAAATTATCTTGATGATGATAAAAATGAAGCCTTAAAGGAAGCTATTTGCTTTTCTTTTGAAGAAAAATATATTCATACAGATGAACCTGATATTTTAAGATTTATTCATTATGTCTATACTAATAAGTTAGCAATAGCTATAGATGAGCTGATTGCAATTACATATCAATATAGTTATACAATAGATAATATTTTAAATTCTTATTGGGAAAAATGGCAAAAAAACATGAAAAGAATAGGAAACGAGTGGAATTAGGTGATAAAAATGACAACACAAGAAATGAGAACATCATTAGAAAAAGAATTAGAGAAGCTTCCTTTTTTTATATCAACAAAAGATACAGCTGATTTTTTAGGAATTAGTAAAAGTAGTGTCTTAAAGAAAACTGAAACTGGAGAATTAAAATCTATAAGAAGTGGAAGATTAGTTAAAATCCCAAAGGAATGCCTGATTGAATACGTATTAAATGCAATGTAAGAAAATAGCATATTGACATTTTTTAATAGTTGACCGATAATTCTTTATCGGTAGCTATTAAAAAAAGATGAAGGAGGAATCTTGTATACATCAAGCTACACTAGAAAAAGAGGTAAGTTTTACCATTTAGTTTTTGAATATATAAAAAATAAGAAAAAAACTGTGAAATCAAAGTCATCTAAAACTGATAATGAAGAATTAGCTGAAGAAATGTTAAAAGTTTTTGAAGAAGAATGTAGAAAGTTTTTTGGAATATCTGAAGATAAAAAAGTTGGCAGCAGGAAAAGCGTCTTTACAAAAGTGGACCAGGATGTAAACCTTTTTGATAAAGAAATTAGCTTCTGTAATTTCATTTTAGGATATGTAAAAATGAGATTTAAAACTATTGATGATGCTACATACTCATCTTATCTATCAAATACAAAAATATCTATATTACCTTACTTTTTTAAAGAAAATAAAAAATTAAAGGATATAAATACATTTGATATCCAGAAGTATTATTTTCATGAATTAAATGTAAGAGGAGTTTCTGCTAATACTGTTATTCATTATCATAATCTTTTAAGTTTAACATTTAAATATGCTCAAAAAATAGGAGTAATTAATATAAATCCTATGTTGAATGTTGAAAAACCTAAAAAGGTTAGGTATATTGCAAAAGTTTATAATCATGAACAAATAAAAGAAATGCTTGAAATCTTAAAAAGAGAAGATAAAGCATTGTACTTAGGAGTAGTTATAACTAGCTTCTTTGGTTTAAGAAGAAGTGAATTACTAGGTTTAAAGTGGTCCGCTATAAATTTTGCAGATAATACAATGAGTATTATTCATACTGTTACAGAGACTAACTTAAATGGTAAAAATGTTTTAATAAAAAAAGATAAGACAAAAAGTACAGCTGGTTTAAGAAGTTTTGTTTTACCTGGATCTATAAAAGAGATGCTTCTGGAGTTAAAAGAAGAGCAAAAAAGAAATAAAGAAAGACTAGGTAAAGGTTATTATAAAAAAGATGAAGAATATGTTTATGTTAATGAAGGTGGAGAGTTACACAAACCTAAGTTCTTGACTAATGGTTTTAGGAAGTTCTTAGCAAAACATAATTTAACACATATTAGGTTTCATGATTTAAGACATAGCTGTGCAACAATATTATGTGAAAGCAATGTAAATGTAAAAGACATTCAAATGTTCTTAGGACATAGCAGTGCTAAAACTACAATGGATATATATGTACATCAGATGAATAAGAGTAATTTATCAACAGTATCTATAATTAATGAAAAAATAGGTATCTGATAAACTTACTAAGTTAATCAAAATAAAAAAAGTTACCATTAAAA